AATCGCTACCTATCCGCTGATCGCGTCTCTGCGTCTGCCGGCATGCTGACATGAGCAACGCCGGCGACCTGCGCAAAACAATGGCGTTCGCAAAGCCGGATGATGTCGACGACGAATACGGCAACCCGTCCACGGGTTGGCAGGCCATGTTCACCCTGCACGCGCAGATCACGCCGCGGCTCGGCGGCGAGACGGTCGAGGCGGCACGTCTAGCGGGGCAGCAGCCGGTGGTTATCAGGCTGCGGTATTCGCCCAACGCAAAGCAGATCCGCACCGATTGGCAGGCGACCGATGTCGACAGCGGCATCGTTTACAACGTGCGGGCCGTCACCGATCCATTCATGGGAAATGCTCGGCATGGCCAATGGATCGACGTGCTGGCTGAATCGGGCGTGGCAATCTGATGCCGTGCGCATCGTGTCAGCAGCGGCGCGAGGCGATCGCCAGGATCGCGCGGGAAGTTGGAACGATTGTTTTCGGCGGCAAGCGAGTGCTGTCCAGGCCAGCGCCGCCGCAATCGAAGGGCGACGATGGCAAACGTTGAGAAGGAGCTGCATGGCGCTATTTACCAGCGGCTCATAAATGATCCAGTCGTGTCATCTTTCGTGAACGGCCGCGTTTACGATGACGTGCCTGCGAGTGCCGTATTCCCGTATGTGACAATCGCGCCGGTCGATAGCGTCGAGGATGACGCCGACTGCATCACCGGGCTTGAAGTGGCGCAACAGATCGACTGTTGGAGTCGCGCCAAAGGTTCTCTCGAATGCAAGGACCTCGTCGATGCAGTGCGCGCTACGCTGCACGATTACGATCTCGATCTCGCGACTAATGCGCTCGTCTTCTTCCAGTGCCGGAGTAGCGCGGTCAGGAGAGACCCTGATGGGATCACCAAGCACGGCATCCTCGGCTTCGAGGGCGTAATAGAGCGCCACTAAAGGAGATGTGTGCGCTTCGCGGATTTCTTGACGTTATCGCGCGCCCAAAGAGGCCGCAGATTCGACAACGCCCAACCTGCCTTGAACTCTAGACTGTCAGGAGAAGAATAGCCGAAGGAAGAAAGCGGGATGATGTGATCGATATGCCAGAGCCGCATGTTTTTCCACGACATGCCTGGCAGAAATTGTCGTTCGATGTGCCGGATAAGATCATCCAGAGAGTAATCGACGAACGATCGCCATCGACGGCCTCCTTTGTCGCCTTGAAGTGACCGCCTGATCATCCACTTCATCCGCTTGTCGACCGCGTATTTAGGATCGGTGCGACGGCGTTCACGTTCGCGGCGCAGAAGTTCGTCGCGGTTGCGCTCGCGGAAATCGGTGATCGTCTCACTCCGGACGATCAAACTGCACTCCGAGCAATAGTGGGGACCAGACCGGCTTCGCTTGGGGGCCTCCGTTTCGCAGCGTTCACACTTAAACATCTGGCCGATCTTGGGCTGTCCGCGGGCCGCGCTTTTGCGGTGGTGTTCGCGCAGCTCGAACACGCGGCGGCATGGCGCGCCGCAGTATTTCGAGGGGCCGTGACGCCGCCTTTCGAACGCCGCATCACAAACTACGCAACGAACTAGCATGTTTCGACGATAGCACATCGTCGAACTTACTGAAAGGAAAGGATTATACGATGGCAAGTCCGGTCACTGCCAAATTCGGCAAGATGCTTGTCGAACTCGGAGATGATGCAACGCCGACCGTCTATGCGGCGCCCTGCGGGTTCACGAGTAAAGGGGTGACAATCTCAAAGAACCTGCAGGAAGTGAACATCCCCGACTGCGACGACCCGGACGCCCCGACCTGGGTCGGCCGTGACGTGCTTAGCCAGTCGGCGACCATCACCGGCGATGGAGTGGCGGCGGCCGAAAGCATAGCCGATTGGGACGACGCAGCAATGTCTACCGAGAGTGTCCCGATGCGCGTCACAATCGACTTCGGTGCCGGCGCCACTGGCGGCAAGAAAGTGATAACCGGCAAGTTCCATGTCGACTCGGAGGCTTATGCTGCGGCGCAAGGCGGGCGCGTGACGCTCGCCATCAATGCCGTGTCGGATGGGGCGATCACCGCTGTCTGGACGCCTGGCGTATGATCGGCGACGGCTCGGCGGTGTTTTCGGCCGCCGGCAAGGACTGGTCGTTCAAGCTTACGATCGGCCAATGGATCAAGCTGCAGAAGCATTTTGGCGGCGGGCCGCAGAAGATATCCGCGCGCTTCGGCGGTGATGATTGGACGGTCGAGGACGTGCGCGAGATGATCGAGCGCGGCCTCGAGGGCGGCGGCATGGACGCCAACGAGGCACGCGAAAATGCGACCATCATCTTCAACGGCCAGGCGCTCGATCCGAACTACAAGCTGGCGATCGACATCATGGGCTCGGCCTGGGCGGGCATGGACGAATACGCCAAAAAAAAGCAAGTCGTCGAAGAGGCGACGGCCGCGCTGTCGAGGATCGCGACGGGCAATGGGACTTCATCGAGCTTGTCGGAGTCGGCCTCCTCGCCGGCATCCAGCCGTCGGAAGCCAAGCAGCTCAGCCTTGGCGAATATTTCGCAGTGATCGAGACCTGGGGCGAGGCGCATTCCCCGCGTGAGCGCATGTCGGACGATGACGCCGACGAAATCTGGGAGTGGATGCAGACGCAGCCGCTCGCGCCGCTGACGCTGAAGGATGCGAGGGCAAATGCCAACCGGGCTTGAGAAGGTCAGGCGGCGGCTGGTCAACGAAATCCCCGCGGCCGTCCGAGCCGCGCTTGAGCAGGCCATGATCGAAAGCGCTGATCTTATCGTCCGTGGTGCGAAGCTGCGGGTGCCGGTGGACGAGGGCGACGTGCAGGATTCCATTCGTCGGCATGGTGTCAAGGAAGGCAAGCGCGGCGGGCTCTACGTGGCCATGACTGCCGGCGACAGGACGACCGAGGCCGACACCTGGCAGGTGGCGCGGCTGCTGGAGTTCGGCACAATGAAAATGCCTGCGCAGCCATATCTCCTCCCGGCATTCCGGGCGAACCGTCGCCGCGCCAAGGCGAAGATGCGCCGCGCCGTGCGCGATGCGATCCTGAAAGGCTGATTGCATGGCGGCCGATGATGCAGCGGTGGTTGTAACTCTAAGAGCAAATTTGAAGGACTACGAGGCGGCGCTGAAATCGGCGGTGCGCTCGACGGAGACTGCGGCTAGGGCGGCCGAGAAGGCTGTTTCCGGCATCGGCAAGGGCGGTGGTGCCAGCAAGGTCATTGAAGGCAATTTCAAGAAGTCCAGCCAGGCGATCGCCAACGACGCGAAGATCCTGCAATTCCAATTGAACGATATCTTTTCCGGACTGGCATCGGGGCAGGGCATCCGCGCGGTGCAGGTGCAGCTCGGCCAGATTGCGCAGCAGATGACGGGGGCGAGCCTCGCCGGTGGAGCGCGGCTGCTCGGCACGGCTCTCGCCGGCATGATCAATCCGCTCAATCTTGCAATAGTGGCGTTCGGCGTATTGGCGGGCGTGGCGGCATCGTATTTCACCAGCAGCGAGGAGGCGGCGAAAGAGGCTACGAAGGAACTCAAAAAACAGTCTGACGAACTGGACGACCTCGCCAAGAAATACGGCAAGCTGTTTCCTGAATTGCAGAAGGCGGCTGATCGCCAGCACGCATTGCTGGATGCTGCCGAGAAGGCGGTCGCAGTTCAGACAGCGCTCAATGCCGCCTACGAAGATACAAACAAGACGCTTACGAAGCTCAGCGATCAATTTCTTGAAATCCAAAGCCTGCTCGATTTCGGCGACGCGCCGAATGTGCTCAACGCGATCACCAAGTCATTCAATGATCTTAAGGAGGCGGTTAAAAATCACAATGCCAGTAGCAAGGATGCGCAGGAGCTTCTCAAAACACTGAACGGGATTATCGCCAGCACTGAGGGGCGGACGAAAGAACTCGCCACCACAATGCGCGATGATCTCGTCAAGTCATTTCAGGAGCTGGACCGCGCCGCGAAATCAGCCGGCGAGACGATACAGAACTCGCTCAATTTCCAGATGCCTGGTGCGGGCGGCTCGCTCGACCTGACGCCGCTTTTGCGGGCGCGGGCGGGTGCTCTGGATGCGTCGCTCGAAAAGGCCGCCGACGCAATCGACGGATTTACGGAGCGGGTGATCCAGGCCGAGAGCGGCGGCAATCCCAATGCGAAAAATCCGCTGTCGTCGGCGACCGGCGCGGGCCAGTTCATCGACAGCACATGGCTGGAGGTATTCAAGCGCAACTTCGCCACTGAAGCGGCCGGCATGTCGGATGCCGCCATCCTGGCGATGCGGACGGACATTGAAGCCAACCGGCGAATGATCCGCGCCTATGCTACCGAGAACGCCAAGCTGCTGATTGATGCCGGCCAGGAGGTGAACGAGGCGGCATTGCAACTGGCGCACTTCCTCGGGGCGGGAGGCGCTATTGCTGTCCTGAAGGCAAAGCCCGGAACGCCGGTCTCGCAAATTCTCTCGTCCAGCCAGATCAATGCCAACCCGTCGATCCTGGGTGGCGGTGCCACGCGCGAGGATGTGCTGGCATTTGCCGAGCGGCGCACCAAGACGACGGCGGCGGTGAAAGAGCAGAAGAAATCCTATGACGAGCTAGTCGCGTCGATAAACGCCAAGACTGCCGCGCAGCAGCGCGAAAATGAAATCAGTGGTGACTCGTCAAAGAGCGCTGACGAAAAGACCGCCGCACTACAGCGCGAGAAACAGGCGCAGGAAGCGGCGCGGGTCGAACTGGAGCTGAACAACGCCGCGACCAAGGATGGCATCCCGCTTACAGAGGAACTCAAGGCAAAGAACCATGAGCTTGCCGAAGCGTACGCCGCAGCCGGCCTGGCGGCCGATCAGCTCGGCGAGATGCAGAAGAGAGCGACCGCGGCTTCAGAGGCGCAGCGGCAGGCGGCGGAGCAACTCAAGCAGCAATTCGCGGGCGTCTTGAGTAGCGCTCTCACAGGCTTTGCGCATGATCTGGAGAACGGCAAGGATGCCGGCGAGGCATTCGCCGACATGCTGAAGAACGTAGCCTCGCAGCTCATCGACATGGCCATCCAGATGATGATCGTAAAGCCGCTGATGAATTCGCTGTTCGGCGGGGTCGGCGGTGGCGGAACTGCTGCGGGGCTGTTCGAGGCGGGCGGAACGGTAGGACTGTCTGGCCGCCATGACGGTCGCAAGTTTTCGCCGGCACTGTGGGCTGGCGCTCCACGCTTTGCCGCAGGAGGCATGGTCGGATTGCGGCCAGGCGAAATGCCAATCATTGCGCATCGGGGCGAGATTATCATCCCGAACGCCCGACGCATGGCCGGCGCTGGCGCTGCCGGGGGTGGCGGGCGGCATACGGTCGATGTCAGGGTGTCGGCGGCGCCGTCGCCGCTGCTCGATCTCAGCATCAAGACTTCCGCGCGGGCTGCGGAGGAGCGTGCCGTCTCACGCGGGCCTGCGGTAGCGCGTGCCAACAACCAGCGTTTTGCGACGCCGTAGATGGTCAACGTTGGATGGCCTGCGACGCTGAAGCCGAGCGACTTCGGCTTCTACCACATGGAGTCCGACATCAGCGGCGGGCGCAGCATGAGCGGCGGGGAGCAGTTCGTCGGCTCGCCAGGACCGCGCTGGGGCGCGTCGATGACGCTGCCTATCCGGGGTGACGCCGATGTGTTGACGATCAGGGCGTTGCGTTCAAAATTGCAGGGGCGTGCTAATCCGGCAGTGCTTCCGAATTTCGACGGCAGAAGATTATCCTGGCCGGTCGAGGCCGCCACCAGCCGCGTGCTGACGCCGAAGGTGGCGCACCAGCTCGCCGGCACCTACGGGCTGGAAGGAACGCCCTACGCCGGGCCGGAAATCCCGACTGCGGCGCAGATCAATGCCACTATGGCGGCGGCTGCCGTGCGTGCAACACAGGTGGCAATCACCCTGACGCAGGGCGGGCCGCTGAAGGAAGGGCAGCAATTCGGGATTGCCTCGCAGCGGCTCTATGAGATTTCCGAAATTGTCTCGGTGGTGGGCGCGGTGACGACGGCGAAAATCTGGCCGCCGCTGCGCGCGGCTGCGACGGCCGGGACTGTGGTGCAGTTCACGCGCGCCTATTGCCTGATGCGGTGCACGAACATGAGCGACGAACTCGGGGCGCTTGAGGCGCTGCGCTACGCGACGCTCAATCTGCAGTTCGTGGAATACCTCTGAGCATGGGTTTCTTCGACACGACGCAGCGGCCGCTCAGCCAAGGGCTGTCGGTGTTCTACGGCGAGCTGTTCGATGTCGGCTTCACGAGCGGCGCCAGATATTATTGGGACGGGTTCGGCGACCTGACAGCTTACAGCCACACCTATCTCGGCGGCGCTAACGTGGTGTCGCGTTCGGAAATCCCGTTCGGCATCGACGACGAGGCAGGCGACATGCAGTTAACGATGTCCGGCGTCGATGCGCAGATTGTCGCCGCGGTGCGTGCCGAGGAGTCGGAGTTCTACGGCCGGCCGATCGTCCTGTGGGGGCAGTTTTTCGACGAGT